CTCCCGCTATATTGAATCCAGAAGATTTAATATTATACCCACTTTGGGTTTTAATGTGAAATTGATTGCCATAGCAAATTTCATAGTCTGCAAATGTATTCAATACTACACCCAAATCACGTCTCATTATAACTTTAGTAATGTTTGAGGTAACTGCACTATTTGAATCGTCAATAATTTTTAAATATTTGCTATATTTAAATCTTGCTCCATACTTATTAAGTTCTTTTGAGTTTGTATAATTTCTAATGTTAGATAAAATAACATCCTTGATAGTGTTTGCCTCAAAAGTTGAATTTGAATTATAATATGCAGTAGTATCTGTTTCAAGATAAAGATATTTTAGATCAATAATTTCAGGAACAATTCCTGCTACGGAGTATCTTCTTAAAGAACTTTTAATATTATCCTTTATTTGATTAGAAACAAATGGTCCATTGATTGGTTTAATACTAATAAACACCCTACCATACTTTGGTGGATTTAAATCTTCTCCACCAAAGACTGATATTGATTCTGCTTCCGAATAAATCGTAGGTATTATAGTTTCGTAATCAGTTGCTGTGACAGCACGATTTTGTGATGAATACTTTCTTGGAGCATATTTTCTAATAGATTCTACAGATTCTATTTCTCTTCCATTTTGTGAAGATGAATTTGTAGTAATAAGTGAAATGCCAGTTGTTACAACTCTATTATTGTTATCAACAATTCTCCCATTGAAGTTGAATGAAGATGCTCCATTTGCACTTTCTCCATTTGTAATATTATAAGAAACCTCAATGTAATTTAAATTGTTTAATTTCTTACCAAAAATTCCATCACCAAAAATTAATTCATATCTTTGATCTTCAATTTCTTGAATAAAAAATACTTTTGATTCTGAACTTATATCAAATAAATTCTTAGATAATTTAAAAGAATTTTTAACGGTAGATAATTGTGTGTCCCTTACGAAGACATTGATTGAATCTATATCAATATTAGCATTTTCTAAAATAAATTTTTGATTTGGATTATTTGCATCTACATTGAAGTTATTAACAATAAATATTCCTTCGTAAATATCTACATTTTCAAATAATGCAATTCCATTTACTACCGGAACAGTTATATCTTGAGGAATGATGAAGGAAAAATTTTGATTACCAAAACTAGTACTTGTAGTGGCAACAACTCCACTCTTAAGAGTTAAGGTGAGAGGATTAGTTGTAAATTG